GTATCATTTATACAACCAGATAATGCTACGTCTGGAATACTACTATAATTAATACCTATCAATAACGCCTTTTTCATTATTGGATTGTATATATTTTATACTGATAAAAATACTATCGATAAACCTATGTAAAGAAAAATCGGTAAAAATGTATATTCTATTGTATATACATGGATTTATTAAACGAATCAATACCTAAAGAAATAAACAAAATATATATTCCATTTAATGAGGTATATAAAGTTTATCAAGAAGATTTTGATGGTAACTTGAAACAAGTAATCGTTTTTAATGGTAAATCGGAAAATGTTCTCAATTTAAACGAATTATTTAGCGAAGTTGAGATTGCTGAATTCGAAAAATATAATATTGTGCCTAAATTTTCAAACCAACTATTACATAAAGATGATTCAATTAGCACAATCAAAATGAAATTGATTAATGAACTTGGCGTAAATGATTTTTGTTATGAAGAAATTTATTTGTATTCTAAAGTAAAAGGCGCTATTGATTTCTCGAAATTTTATCAAGATATTGTTTCTACTATCAAACCTACTTTTTCAAAAGAAATGTTCGGTCAATTAATATCTAATTTACAACTATCCGGAAATCTTGATGAGTTCTCGAATTTATTTGATGAAAATGAAACTAATATTGAGAACATTTCACATGAAGTTTTTCTATCAAAACTCAATACATTAATAAATAATAATTACGATATGAATAATTTTGAATATAATATTCCTTTGGGAAAGCGGTTTTCTACATTTAATAATATGTTATACTCAGTAAATCCATTCGATATTTTACCATTATCTAGTGATGAACCTATTTTTCAAGAAAATTCCAATAATACATTATTAACTTTTGATAATTCTGTTTTATTGAATTATGGTAATTTAGTTGATAAAAAAATATGTGTATGTTTCGCCGATGATGTTCTCGATTACGCCATTATTAATGGTATGTCAGAAGAATATATTATTCGAACTTACTTTCCATTTTTAAGTAAATTGAATATTTTATCAAGAGATGCTTTTTTAATGAATAAGCAAAGTAGAATAACCGAAACGAAAAAATTATTAACACCACAATTATTACGATTATATGATACGGTTGATACCTTTTATAATATTTATTATAATAAAACCGATTATCAATTACCATATATAGAAAAAGGTATTAACTCTTTTGAAATTATTCTACACCCCGAATATAAAACTATATTACCATTAGAAGTAATATTCAAACAATTACAAGCTACTCGACAAATACCCTTTATTAAATATAGTCCTGGTTTCCAAAAAGAAAATATTTATCGATTGTATTCTGAAAAAATGTCGCGTTCTAGTAAAAAAATCCCTTTTTTGAATAAAAATCAAATCATGTCGCTTTCTAGAGAAAGTTTTAAAAAGAAACAAATAACTATGTATGTTGAACATGAACATATGGGCGAATTAGTAACCTTTTTTATTGAACTATATTTGAATGGTAATATTATTATTCGTTCAAAAGATACTCCTATTCCATATAATAAAACTCAATTAGAACTATTATTTATGGAAACAGTAAATCCTATTTTAAATAATATTAATGAATTTTTGTTACAAACTGGATATAAATTGAATACTTTCAAAAATTTAAAACATAATGATGTTGAAATAATAGATATTAAGTATATTAAATAAAAAAATTAAATTTAATGAATATTTGAACTGCTTGACGTCTATTTTTGATATTATTGATATTTCTAATAAAAACAATGCCAGTAATGCTACTATGCGATTCAAACGGGTTGATAATTATGAAAAAATGGACGCTATATCTGCTATGATTAGTGAGAAATTCAAAAATCCGAATACCAATGAAAGGGAAATCGTACAATCGTTAATGTTAAATTATGAATTATCTGAATTAGACGCACTTAATAAAATAACCCAATTTTTGAATGACCATACACAAATTAATGGTCGTTATGTTAATAAATCAATTGATATTATTGATAATCCTGGATTTCCTATTAATTTCCGTATTCCTTCTCTAAAAAGTGAAATTTATATTGAAATTAACAAAATAAATGATATTGATTATATCGAAATCTTGTATTTATATTTGGATAGTTTTTTTCGTTTTACACAAAGTCCTGAAACGATTAATATTCCTATCAATGATATAAATGAAATATTCAATTTGAAAATCAAAAATGTGGCCGTTACACATGTAGCAAATGTTATCGTGCCTACTGTTTTTGCTGAGACTATTATTGATAAACCAGTCGAAGAAGAATTAATAGATGTTATAGAAGAACAAGACGAAGAAGAACAAAATGAATTTATTGATGGCGATGATGTTGGCGGCGATGTTGATGACGAGGACGAGGACGAGGACGACGATGAAGGTATTTTCTTTGAAGATAGTGATGAAGAAATAGATGAACAAAATGTTGAAACCGAAGACATTGCCAAAGACATTGCCAAAGACATTCCCAATGACGTTGATATAAATGAACCAATTGAAGATAATATTGTCATAAATGATAAATTAGAAAAGGTTGTTCAAAATGAACTACCAGAACCCAATAATGAAAAAGAAGCAGTCGATAGTATTGAATCCAAAGAATCATCATCACCAGAAGGTATATTTTTCGAAGATAGTGATGAATCGCCTGATTCAAAAAAATCTGTCGGTGGCGGTGCCAAAAGAAGACGTAATATAAAAGATGAAAAAAATATATTTTTACAAAAAATAAGAAAAATGGAACCTAAGTTTTTCATGGTAAATCAAGACGAGGAATATGATGGATATGCTCGTTTATGTCAAGCCAATTCTAGTAGACAACCTGTTGTTATAACTGACGAGGAAAAACAAAAAATAGATAGAGAACATCCAGGTTCATACAAAGATGGTATTGCTCTTAATTACGGTAGTGACCCTAATAAAAAAAATTGGTATATTTGTCCAAGATATTGGTGTATTCCCGAAAATACATCCCTTACTGACGAAGAAGTAAAAAATGGTGCTTGTGGTGGTAAAATTATTACAAGAGAAATGCGTGATGACCCTCCACCTGGACATTATATCTATGAATTTACGGACCCTGACCATATCGATAAAAATGATGGTAGTTATATTGACCATTATCCTGGTTTCTTAGATAAAAAAGCCCACCCAGAGAATGTTTGTATGCCTTGCTGTTTTAAAAAGAGCTGGGATGCTAAACAACAAGTTGACCGTCGTAAAGAATGTCTGGCCGCTGCAGATAAAGATACTATAGCTAATCAACCTGAAACCGAAATGGATTTCAAATCCTATATTGTTGGATTTGATAAATATCCTCTACAACAAACCAGATGGGGATTTCTTCCATTAGCCGTTGAACTCTTTCTTAAAACTGATAATTCTATCGCCCAATCAAAACAAAATCCAGCTATTATTAAACCCAATACACGAGTTTTATTAAGATATGGTGTAGAACAAAGCAGAAACCAATCATTTATTGGTAGCTTAGCTGATATATATGCTCTTAAACAAGAATATTATAAAAAAGGTTTGAATACGCCTACTATCGCCGAAATGCGTAATATATTAGCTGAAAGTATTAGTCTCGATATGTTTTTGAAATATCATAACGGTTCATTACCATCTGTATTTAAACCTAAAAAAATAGAAATACAGGAAGATACTATGAATAAATATTCTAATACTGAATTCTTCAAAAGTATCGATACGTCTAATGAATCACAAATGGATTTCTTAGAAGATACGATTGCCGCATTTGAGAACTTTTTGAATTTTTTACGTGACCCAGATTCATTGATTGACCATACTTATTTATGGGATATTGTTACAAGTGATAATTCGAAATTATTCCCAAAAGGTATTAATCTTGTTATTATTGAAATAATCGACTCTGATATTACCGATAATATACAAATATTATGTCCTACTAATTCATATTCTAATAAATTTTATGATAAAAACCGCGAAACATTGATTTTATTAAAACAAAATAAATACTATGAACCTATTTATGGTTTTGAAGATAAAAAATCAGAAAGACAAATTATTACTAAAAAAACATTTACTGAAAACACGAAATTTACAAATCTGAAATCTGTTCTACAAATGATTAATAATGTTTATAATAAAAGTTGTAAAGCATTACCTAGCATGCCAAATATATATAAATTCAAAAAAAATATTGGATTGAATGAATTATATAAATTACTAATTATGGATAAATTATTTGTAGAATCACAGGTTATGAACTATCAAAGTAAAATTATAGGTGTTATTGTAAATATTAACGAAGAAAATAAAAACGGATTTTTCATTCCTTGTTACCCATCATCATCTATGGATAATATCAAAACGATTTATATGGACGATATTAAATGGAACGAATATTATAAAACGAGAGATTTTTTAACATCTGTATCGAATAATTCTAATGGAAATATATTATCCAAACCTCGTGTCAAAGTGATTGAAGATAATTTGATTGTCGGTCTATTGACTGAAACGAATCAATTTGTACAAATTGACCCACCTATTCCAGATGACGTTCAAGACGCCATTCCATCTTTGAATAATACAAATTATTTAGTAGCCGATAAAACTATCTTTACTACCAAAAAAGATGATTCAGTACGCTCTAAAACTATACGTAAAATTACTTTAGAAACTCAATTCTATAGTGCGTTTAGAACAACCATTCGTATATTATTAAATGATTATTTAAACAGAGAAGTACGTGGTAAAATTGTAGATTTATTAGATAATCCAAGTTATTTATATAGAAATAAATTGAAAAAAATAGTTATCTTATTAAAATATTTAACTCGTAATTCAGTATTATTCGATAATTTTGATAAAATGCCAGAAGAACTTATCTATCAATTAACTGAAATTTCGAGTTGTATTTCGAATTGTAATAACAAAAAATATTGTTTGGCAAAAGAAAATGGTTCTTGTTTGATTATGATTCCACAGAAAAACTTGGTAAATGCTAGAGATAATTCTATTGAATATTTTGTACGAATTACGGATGAATTACTACGCTATAAACGCATTCGGTTGTTCATGTTAAACCCAAAACGTTTTTTGAATATTTCGAATATTGAATATAATATTGAATCAAATGAAATCATTATGTTACAATCGTTATTGAATAGTGATTATTTCGATGACCTAATTCCATTTGAAATGAATAACTATATCAATAATATAAATTATGATTTAGCAAACCCAATTATTAGTCAAAAATATTCAAATAATGTACCATTAGATACACAATATAACTTTACGCAATTAGAAAATAACGAATTTGAAAATTTTGAATCAGAATGTATAAAAGAAAAACATGATAGTATTACTAATAATAAATGGAAACGTATTATTCCATCGAATGCCAAAGAAATTGTTTTCGATAATACTCAAAAATGTAGTTTTATTATTATAAATTATATTTTACAAGAACGTTTGAAAACCAATGTTCCGATTGAAACAATTCGTAAAATTTTATGGAATTCTTACTCTGATATTTATGAAAAATATAAAACAAAAATTATCAAAATATTGAGCAAACAGGGTAAATCAACTATGATGAAGAGATTATCAACTAATCAAATTCAATTTCAAGACCTTATTATGTCTGAAGAATATTTCATTACAAATTTAGATTTATGGGCTATTTCTTCAAAATATAATCTTCCTATTTTATTGTTCTCATCTAAAAATTTGAAAAATCTTTCTATCAATAGTGATTGGTTGATATTAGGCGGAAATCCATCTGAAAATTATTATATTATACGTTGTCCTTTTGATATACAGTCTATTGATGGCATTCCGTCTTATAATTTGATAATGCCTACTTTTAAATTAAATGAATTAAAAGGTTTTGATGGAATGATTAATAATCCTGAATATATTCAAAATACACAAACCATTACTACATTTTTAGAACTTTATCGATAATAGTTTTACACAGCACCAATATCATATCGTATAAATACAAATCATAAATTCATACGATATCTATTATTGCGTTAGGAGGGAATCGAACCCCCAGCGAAACCTTGGAAGGGTTCCATGTTACCACTACACCACTAACGCTTAATTGGCTAGTACGCGAATATCAAAAGTCCGAATTACCTGAATCGAACAGGTGACAATTTGATATCTATATCAATATCTTTAGAAACCTCTACAGTCAAATGCTCTACCAACTGAGCTAAATCCGGTCCTGATATTCCATACTAACCATATTATATTAGTTCGTATTTTTTATATTGTTTTTCGAAAAATTGATTATTTTTTATTGATAGATACTATTGATTAATAGTCTTTTCAATATTTTACAAAATGGCATTATTTATTGTTTTAAGTTTGATTGTTTCATCTGTTATGTTTCTTACATTTAATAAATGTATGAATTCGAAAAGTAATGTATGTATGTTTTTATTCAATAAGTCTTTGAGAAATAGAAAAAATACTAATACTAATAAAAGAAATCGATTTATTGTTATGCCTGATATATATAATTTGGTCTCCTCTTTCGATAAATTACATAATGATTATAAAAACGTTTGTAACAATAATTATACATCAAAAACTATTCATTATATTACATATGATGACGGTTCTCAATATATAGGTGAATTATTTTACGGGTATAAACATGGTTGTGGTATTATGGATTATCCAAATGGTGATAAATATGAAGGGATATGGCAAAATGATAAAAAAAATGGGTTTGGAATTTTAATATCTTCTGAAAATGTCTTTATAAAAGGTATCGTTCTTAATGATTTTACTTTTGATGGTATAATAAATTATTCTGGGTTATTTCCAAAAAATGATAATCCGAATGTCCTTCAATATTT